CTCCTTCTGGTAATAGGACAGGATGCGCCCGAGCGGCTGTCGCGTGACAACCACCCCATCCATCTTCTGGACGAGCTCCGCTCGCGTGAGTCCCTTGGCGCCCGCCGCCTTCAGGATGTTCACGATGTTCTTCGCCTGCGGTGCGCCCTTCTCCAGGTCTTTCTTGAAGGTGAACCTGTCCTTGGCGGACACCTTGGCCCGTTCAGCTGCTGTTTCTGCGAGTGTCTTTCCAGTGGTCGTTGGTACGCCCTGGGTGGTTTCTGTCTTAGTTTGTTTCGCCATATGTTTTCCTCTCGATCTTGGTTCGTTTGTTTATTGCGCTTTCGCGCGTTACATCACTACTCTAACATGAGAACACACTCTCGTAAACTTGAAAATGTATTCTCCCGATCAATCATGGGTTATGAGGTGGTCCTGCAGGAGCGTGGGTCGGTAGTACTGGAAGATGCGCCACGGGTCCTGCTTCGTGTTGAGTTCCGCCGCGCGTGACTCGATGATCTTGCGGAGCTCTAGTTCTGTCACTGATGGGACAATGACCTCGGTTGGATCAACGCGGAATTTCTCGTATTGCTCCTTACGCGATGCCAGGGTCTCCATGAGGATCCTGAAGCATGCCTTCGCCTGAGGAGTCTTTATGAGGGAGACCTGCTCCTTGTCGTTGCTCCGCGGTCCCGCGAAGTAGCACCGAGTTCCGATCGTATACTTGCGCCCCTGCTCATTCTTCAGCTCCTTCTTGGCCGTGCGATCCTTGGCGATCTGGACAAGCTTCTTCCACAGGAACAGTCTGCCCATGATCAGGTCATCATCGCGGGTGCAAGGCCGGTGGAACACTCGCTCGTGCAGCCTCGCGAACTCATCGTGGTGCCGCTCCATGTAAGTGTCGAACATGTCAAAGCCCACGAACTTATGGGCGATGGCTTCCGTTATGATGGTCACTGACGAACCATCATCGAACTTGAACACGTCACCGTGCTCGTCGATCACGAGGCAGAGGGTGGTTCCCTCCTTGCTCGCATCGAGTCCCGCATAGTGTGCCGGGACTTTCTGCGCTCGTTTCTTCATAGTTTATCTTTTTGTTGTTACCACATCTTCATGACGTGGAGGTCCAGGGTCACTCAGTGACCCTGGAACTCGAAGTCACTAGTCGAGGTCGTCTGCCATCGCGTTCCAGTCCTCATCAGAGAACCCATCAGTGGATGCATTCCACTCCTTCAGGATTTCCTCATTGGGAGCATTAGCATATCCTGAGAATTGATTCCCATTCCATAATGTGTCCCATATGAAGTATCGTGGGTCATCCATGGCGGTATTGAACTCCCACACGAATAAGATTTTTCGCATCTCTGCTATGGTATATTCTCGCCTAGTTGTAGCTTTCATATTAGTATCGTATCATGAGTTACTATTGCTCGTAAACTGCTATTTTACCCGATGTCGTGCTATTCGGAAGTCATGTAATCCATGATGACATCGTAACCAACAGTTCCGTATAGTTCCTTGAATTTTGCTGGTTGTTCTTGTGCCATGTGAAATGCCGCATGGAACGCGAGGGTTGTTGCATATATGTCCTGCTCAGAAGCATGACTTGCAAGCACCTGAACTAGGACACTTAACTGTTTCATTGTTCTACCTTTCAGCTGCAATCACAGGGACATCCAGTGATTGCCCGCAATATGCGGGGAGAATTGGACTGAGTGTTATGTCAATCCAATTTGCCCCGATTATTACTTTCCCATGAGCTGGTTATATTCTGCCTGGATCTGTTCTGCGGATTTCACTACCCTGCTGGACTTGGCACCCGCAATACTCAACCATGGCTGCAGTTCCTTCCTGTAGTATTGGAAGATCAGGAACTTGTCTTGCTTGGTTGTGAGGAACTTACCTGCTTCCAAGTGTTTCCGCAATTCTTCCTCAGTGAACTTGTGCTTCTTAATTGCCTTGATGGCAACTATGAGCTGATTCACTTGTGGAGTTTTGCTCAATGGTTCAGTTCCACTGATTGTGATTTCTCGATTTAGTTTCATATTCTGTGGTTGGAACAATCTTCTTACTGGGAAGATCATTCCACACACAGAACAGATTCCATAATAATCTCAAAGAACTGAATTATGGTAAGAAGAAACTGTGCCAAGTCTAAGTTGTTCTCTATCAACTACTTAACTTTACTCACGTGTATGAAAAGATACAGCAGTTAAACTGTTAAGTATCAAGGGCTTATGAGCAGATCACACACTTAAGTTGTTCTTAGAGAGTGCTGTATCTTCATGATCATGCTGTATAATTTTATACAAACAGGGGTTTTTGATTGATATTTCCCGTAATACACCTTAAGCCCTTGGTATTCAAGGACTTAGAGGTGAGATGTGGTCATGTATCAAAATAATGAATTTTCCTCGTAATACACCTTAAACCCTTGGTATTCAAGGACTTAGAGGTGAGATGTGGTCTATGTATTATCAGAATTGAAAAATTCAATTGTTATCCATTAACTTATCTAATAATGAGTATTAGTAAGACTAAGTTATCAAAACTTGTAAAACTCACTTTTGATAATAACATGACCACATCTCACTCCTAAACCATTGATAGTCAAGTATTTAAGGTGTATTACGGTGGGAAGAACCGAAAAAAATTTGATAATAACATGACCACATCTCATTCATAAACTATTGATAGAGAATGACTTAAGGTGTATTACGGGACAATTAAATGTAACAAAAGCTTGAGCTTTTAGGGTATTCTTTCTTAATACCAAACATTCACATTGGGATGCCTAAAGTGTTGAGTGGTAAGGACTTAGGTCACAAGTGTAAAATAGTTTTACAGTATCTATTACTCTTCATTATTGCCACTATAACCTTTGTTAATTTCCCCGTGTTCAGACATTTCTGTATCGAGAGAAATGGCTATATAGTATTGGACATGGCCATGGGGGCCTTTTCTGTGAGCGCACGGATTGACACCATCCTCCAATCCCTGGCCTCCCACCCAGGCAAGTTGCGATTGAGGAGAGTGCCAAGATTCAGCAAAGTGACAGGTGATTAACTATCCCGTGTACGTGCGCCCACGCGCGCGTCTATAGTCTCGTCGTGCCACGAAAGAAGACACTGAGCGCCGAGGAGATCCAGCAGAAGTGGAGGGTTGAGGAGCTAGGACACCCCTGGCCACTGCCCGAGGGTTATCGTTATGACCCTGTAACTGACAGGGTGCTGGAGGAGGGCCGATCCGTGGGGCGTGCAGCTGGTGGTAGGTCTCCCACGGTCATGTCGACCCGGCGGGAGGACAAGCACTCCCCGACGCCGAGGCAGGACCTGTCCAAGAAGCTGGACGACTTGTTCGCTAGGCACGGCGTGGAGCCCGCGGAGGAGCTGATCATGATGGCCATGGAGCGGGGGGAGGACGGACAGCACCGCCTCAGTGATGAGCAGAGGATCAGGGTGTGGTCGGAGCTGCTGGGGTACCGCATGCCGAAGTTGCGCAGCATGGAGGTCCGGGGCGAGGTGGATCACTCACTCACGGTCATAGTGAGGAAGTTCGGGGAGGACGTGATCATTGAGAGGGACGCCTCCAAGTCCCTGGGCGCGCCGATAGACGTTGAGATCAAGAAGATCGGGGAGGGCGAGTGACGATCGAGCTCCCATACAAGTGGACGCCGAGGACGTACCAGGAGTCCGTCTGGAGGCACATGCAGGGAAACCAGGAGGGATTGCGGGCGGTCTGCGTGTGGCACCGACGGGCGGGGAAGGACCTGACCGCGATGAATCTGTGCGCGTGCAAGGCGCACGAGAGGGTGGGACTGTACTGGCACATGCTTCCCACGTACAAGCAGGGACGGGCGATCGTGTGGAATGGCGTCACGAGGGACGGGAGGAAGTTCCTCTCCCATTTTCCGAGGGAGCTGGTGGCGAGCGAGAACCAGACGGAGATGCGGGTCACGTTCAAGAACGGGAGCATATACCAGGTGGTGGGGACGGACAACATAAATTTGCTGGTCGGGACGAACCCGGTCGGCGTGGTCTTCAGCGAGTACTCCCTGCATGACCCTGGCGCGTGGGACTACATCCGCCCGATACTGGCGGAGAACGGGGGATGGGCGCTGTTCATCTATACGGCCAGGGGGAAGAACCACGGGTGGCACCTCCTGGAGATGGCGCGGAAGAATCGGGCATGGTTCAGCGAGGTGCTGGTGGCGGGCAGCGGGCCGACATCGACGAGGCGTCCAGATGGGTCCCCGGTCGTGACTGACGAGATCATCCAGGCGGAGCGGGACAGCAACATGCCGGAGGAAATGATCCAGCAAGAGTTCTTCTGCTCATTTGAGGCGCCGATGGTTGGGGCATACTATTCGAAGCAGATGAGCGACATGCTCGCGCAGGACAGGATCTGCAGTGTCCCGTGGGAGCCTCGACTCCCGGTGGAGACCGCGTGGGACCTCGGGGTGGATGACGCGACGAGCATCTGGTTCATTCAGCGATACGGGATGGAGTTCAGGGCGATCGACTATTATGAGAATAGTGGGGAGGGACTCGCACACTACGCGAAGGTGCTCAAGGAGAGGCCTTATGCTTATGGGAGGCACCACGCACCGCACGACATCGAGGTGAGGGAGTTCTCGTCTGGGAGATCGCGGATAGAGGCCGGACGATCGATGGGGATCAAGTTCACGACCGTGCAGCGCCACGAGGTCGAGGACGGGATCGAGGCGGTCAGGAACCTGCTGCCGAGCTTCTGGATGGATGCCGGGAAGTGCGAGAGGGCGATCAATGGGCTGAGGGAGTACCGCAAGGAGTGGGACGACGACAGGAAGGTGTTCAGGGCAACCCCGCTGCACAACTGGGCGAGCCATCCCGCGGATGCGATGAGGATCTTCGCGTGGGGATACCGGTCGAGGCCGAAGCATAAGAAGCCTCCCCAGGAGAGGACGGAGGACGGGCACGACTACCTCACTGGGAGGGACGCCCCGGAGGAGGCGATAGCCATGAGGCAGGACCGATGATTTGTCAAATTCATTCCAATAGTGCCCTCGCGATAGCACAGCGGCTCTATGACGAGTATCCGGGACTGTCCAAGACCGGAGAGCTGGGAAGCGACATGGTGCATTTTGGGGAATACGGGTACTTATTCATGAGCGCGGAGACTATCGTGATGGCTGAGGTGTGGCCCGAGGAGCACGCTTGGCACGTCTTCCTGGCGATTGGACGTGACGCGATCAAGACCCTGTTAGTGGTGATGCCATATCCCATGCGGTACGTCACATTCGTGCGGCGCGGGAAACTTAGGAAGTATGAATTGGAGAGAATACTACGAAAGGTGAGACATGAGAAACTTGTGCAGGAATATTGCTGACATGATAGATTGTAGGTTCGGGGGAGGTCCCGCGGCGCCTCCTCCGCCGCCGAAGCCGCCAGCATTGGCGGACGCGTCAGTGGGAGCCACAGCTGCCCAGGCCGCGTGGAATCGACGCCAGGGCATTGGGTCGACGATGCTGACCGGGGGGCTGGGCGTTGGTAATCAGACTTCTAGTAAGAAGTCGCTATTAGGAGGATGACGTGTTTACTGGAACTTCAGGGATAGTTAATCCAGCGATGACGCTGGACTCGGACGGGGCTCGTGGCAGCGGTGTGCCGGACCTCGCGATCTACGTCTTTAACAGGTTCCTCATCGCGAGGAGCAAGAGGGCCACGTGGGATGGGCACCTGCAGGACCTGAAGGAGCTGGTGCGCCCAGACACGCTGGACTTCAACAGGCAGATGGTCCCGGGATACCGGAGGTACGACCTGATCTATGACGGGACGGCGATCGACGCGAATGAGGAGCTGGCGTCGGGACTGCACTCGTACCTGACGAGTCCCATCGAGAGGTGGTTCGAGCTGGGGATCGAGGGGACCAACGAGTGGATGGACGATGACGAGTCGCTCCTGTGGCTGGAGCACGTGAGTGACTTGATCTACACGACGTACGCGGACCCGCGGTCGAGGATGAATCCCACGTACCACGAGGGGTATCTGGACCTTGGGGCTTTCGGATCATTGGTGATCTCGCAGGAGTGGAGCGACGAACTTGGGGGACACGTGATCTTCAAGTCGTTCCCCTTGGCGGATTGCTACTACTTGGAGAATAAGGACGGGGTAGTGGATACGATCTTTAGGTACTTCACGTGGACCGGGAGGCAGATCCTCCAGGAGTTCGGACGTGACGTGGCGCCGAAGCTGATGAAGATCATCGAGGCACCGTCCGGGATCGACAAGGAGTTCAGGGTCGTTCATGCGGTCTATCCGAGGGAGGACAGGGACGTGTCGATGCTGGACTCCAAGAACAAGAGGTTCGCGTCCGTGTACGTGGCGGAGACGACCAGGGAGCTGCTACTCGAGGAGGGGTACGACCAGTTCTGCTACCACGTGTCCAGGTGGCTGAAGATCGCCGGGGAGGTCTATGGCCGTGGACCCGCGATGAAGTGCCTGCCCGACATCAAGTCCCTGAATCAGATGGAGAAGGTCATATTGAAGGCCGCGCAGAAGGCGATAGATCCTCCCCTGATGGTCCCTGATGACGGGTACCTCCTCCCGATCAAGACGGCGCCTGGGTCACTCATCTTCAAGGAGCCGAGCGCTGAGAAGATTGAGGCGCTCGAGTTCAAGGGGAACATACAGCTCAGCATCGAGTATCCCAACCAGAAGAGGGACTACATCAGGAGGTGCTTCTATTCCGAGTGGCTCAAGATGCAGAAGGAGAACAAGGAGATGACGGCATACGAGGTCGCGGACCGACGAGACGAGAAGCTGCGACTGCTTGCCCCGATGTTGGCGCGTCAGCAGACTGAGCTACTCGGTCCCACCATCCAGAGGACTTACAGACTCCTCCTGGCGCACGGGAGGGTTCCGCCCGCCCCGGCCATGATTCAGCGGAGGAAGTTGAACGTTGGATACATCTCTCCGGCGGCCAGGGCACAGCTCGGAGTCAAGGGTCAGTCGATGTCTCAGTTCATGCAGGACATGATCCCGCTAGCCCAGGTGGATCCGAACGTCATGGACACGCTCGACATGGACCAGATGGTGAAGAAGTATGCCCTGATCAGGGGAGTCCCGCGCGAGATCATCAGGAACAGCCGGGATGTGGCTGCGATAAGGGAACGTAAGCAGAAGCTCCAGGAGATGCAGCAGTTCGCCCAGGCCGCCGAGCCAGCCAGCAACGCGCTGAAGAATGTGGCCCAGGCGCAGCAGATGCAGCGGCAATGAGCCTGAAGGAGACATACCAGCGGGTGAGGTCCATGGCCCGGGACAGGGTGAGCATGCATGCCTCATATAGGAGGGTGTTTGACACCCCGGATGGGGAGGTAGTGCTCAGGCACATCATCAGGGCGGGAATGGTCACTAGGCCCACGTTCGTGGCTGGTGATCCGCACATGACGAGTTTCCATGAGGGTCAGCGACACCTCGCCCTCAGCATCCTGCGTTTCGCACGACGCGATCACGAGGAGATCATTAAGCAGGTGGAGAGAGGATTGGTGGAAGGTGAGATCACATAACATATGCATGGCGCCGGCGGATGGGGGAGGTGGAGCTGGGGGAAATGGCGGGAGGTGGTCGGACACGCTCCCGGAGGACATCAGGTCGAGCCCGGTGTTGGCGAGCGTGCCTGACGTTGCGACCCTGGCCAAGAACTACATCAATGCCGAGAAGATGATCGGGGCGAAGAGGATCGCGGTTCCTGGGCAGAACGCGCAGCCGTCCGAGTGGGACGGAGTGTGGAATGCTCTTGGGCGCCCGGAGACGCACGATAAGTATGGGAAGCCAACGGCAGTCCCGGCGGATGGACTCGTCATGGATCAGGCGAACGTGGACAACTTCAGGAGTCAGGCGCACAAGCTCGGATTGACGGATTCACAGTTCCGCGGGGTCATGGACTTCTACATTGGGGGACTTAACCAGAACCACAAGTCCATCATGGGGAGCATGGAGACTGCCAGGGCATCCGCGACTGAGGCGCTCAGGAGGGACTGGGGCGATAAGTTTGACGCGAACATGGATGTGGCGAAGACTGCGCTTAGGACGTTCGGGGGAGATGACGTGTTCCAGGAATTGGAGTCGGGGCTGGGCAATCACGTGGGCTTGATCCGGATGCTTCACACGATCGGGACCAGGATCTCTGAGGGCAGGACGCGGGACGGTGGTCCGGGGATGGGAGGATTGAAGGGATCAACGCAGGCCGTCCAGGAGATCGAGACCTTGAAGATGGACTCTGAGTTCCAGAAGGCTCTCAACGGAGAGAGGGAGGTTGGACATAAGCAGGCCGTCGAGCGATGGTTGGATCTGCACCGCAGGGCATTCCCTGGGGTCCAGACATAATTGTCCTGGAACATCAATGTTTACTCATAATCCATGTGGCATTATTGTCTGGTCAGAGCGCCAGATAACCTCACAGGCCTGGCAGGGTCCGAGTCCCGATCTCGGCGATAGTGGGGCGAGTCCCACAGAGGTCAGAGTCCGCTCTTGCGGGGAACTCACACCGGCAGAGTTAAGACGGATCTGATTATATGGCTTTCTCAATCGACATTGCCCTGGTTAATGCGTACCGGAGCAACATTGAGATCAAGTTCCAGCAGATGGGGTCCCGCATCCGGCCACACGTCAGGACGGAGTCCCAGCACGCTGAATTTGAGTTCTATGATCGCATCGGCCCCACGGATGCCGTGGAGGTCGTCAATCGGCACAGTGACACGCCCCTGGTCGGGACGGATCACGATAGGCGTAGGGTGGCGCTCAGGGACTTTGACTGGGCGGACCTGATCGACAACAAGGACCGCTTGCGCATGCTCGCGGATCCTACCTCGAGTTACACGATGAACGCCATCTACGCCCTCGGGCGCAAGATGGACGACGTCATGATCCAGGCCGCGTACGCGACGTCCTATGCTGGTAAGACGGGTGAGGTGAACATCACCTTCCCATCCACTCAGCAGGTCGCCGTGAATTACGTGGAGTCTGGCGTGGCTGCTAACTCGAACCTGACCATTGGCAAGCTTCGCAAGGTCAGGTATCTTCTGGATAAGGCTGAGGCTGCGAACGAGGGAGAGCACGACCTGGTGGCCGTGATCGATCCGTCGCAGATTCAGGCACTGCTCCGAACGACCGAAGTTACCAACAGCAACTACAACACCGTCAAGGCGCTGGTTGCTGGAGAGATCGACACGTTCATGGGCTTCAAGTGGGTGAGGAGTAATCGACTCCTGCTTGACACCAATAGCTATCGTCGAGCCCTCTTCTTTGAGCGTCAGGGGCTGCTGCTCGCGTCCGCGCAAGAGATCGCGGTCGATGTCGGCCCACGGCGAGACAAGCGGAATAGCATACAGGTGTACGTGTGTGCTTCCTTCGGCGCGACTCGCATGTGGGAGGAGAAGGTGATCGAGGTCAAGTGCGACGAAACCGTATAACTTATGCACGCGTTCAGGATCAGGATTGACGCACTATCTCCCGGAACTACCGAGGAGGGCGCCGCCATCACTCACGTCAACGTGGGCGGTGGCGCGAATGCTAACGCATTCAGGCCCAACCAGGAAGTTCCCACGTCTACCGTGATTCAGCCAACAGATGCCCAGATACAGGGGCTGATGGCTTACATCGCGATCATTCGTGACGGGACCAATACTGCGTCGGCAGAGACCGCGATCGCGGCACTGGTATAACGAAAGGTAAAACATTATGGCAGTAATTGTACCAACGGTGTTTAGCGTGGAGATGAATCAGATGTCTCCACAGACACAGGAGTATCGTCCCGTGGCACCACAAGCGCACTATGGCCGAGCTCGGCGCTCGACGTTCTTCTATGCCCTCGCGGGCACGGAGGCGGCGAACACCACGATCATCGGACTGTGCATCGTTCCAAAAAACGCCCGAATCGCGAAATCTGACATCTGGATCGATGGGAGTCCATCGGCCACGTCAACATTCGATATTGGGTTAGCGGCGCGTGATGGCCTGGGAGTACTGGACCAGAACGCGGCAACGAACGCCCTCGAGGCCGAGGCGGCACTGTACGAGAAGGAGCTCTATGAGGGACTCTCGGGACAGGCCGCACTGGCCGATACGGGCAACTTGCTGGGGTCATTCGCCCCGGCTGGTGCTGCGGCGTCTGGAAACTTCGCAGATACCATAGCTCACTATGTGGGTTACGTGGTGAAGAGGGACTGCATTCTCATTGCGACGGTGAAGACCGCCAACGTGACGATCGCGGCCAACATCTTCGGCTACGTCAACTACGTGGTCGATTAGTGGCACCTGACACCCCCGTGAGTTTCATGGGTGACTCGCGGGGGAACAGATGCCAGTGACGAGCACAGATATTGCGAACCTCGCCCTCAGTTGCGTTGGCGCTGAGGGCGTCCTCGTCACGCTGGATGATCCCACCAAGGAGGGGAGGCTCTGCCGACAGCACTACGACTTCTCCAGGCGCGCGGTCCTCAGGATGCATCCGTGGAACTTCGCGATCAAGAGGGTCATCCTGGGACCGAACAATAATCCCCCGCTCTGGGGCAACACTCTCGCGTACGCCCTCCCAGCGGACTATATCAGGGTCCTTGGGACGGATGACGCTGACAAGATCTACAAGGTGGAGAATGGCAGAGTACTCACCGATGAGGCAGTGCTGAACCTCAAGTATGTCGCCGATATTCAGGACACCGCCCTGTTCGACTCGATGTTCGTGCAGGTGCTCTCGCTCCACGTTGCGATGAAGATCGCATTCCCACTGACACAATCGGCGGACCTGAAGACCTCACTCATGGAGGAATTTAAGTTGCTCATGCCGAAGGCGCGCCACGTGGATGCCACCGAGGATTATCCGCCATCCCTGATCGCGGACGAGTTCGTGAATGTCAGGATAGGACCGAACCGTGGGTGGGTCAGGGACCCACAGACATGACATGCCACGCTCGAACTTCATACAGACCAACTTCACGGCGGGAGAGCTCTCGCCGTACATGCGCGGGAGGGTGGATGTCCAGAAGTATCAGAACGGCGCGGAGTTACTGAAGAACTTTCTAGTTCGTAAGCAGGGACCGATCTCTTATCGTCCGGGGACTCAGTACGTTAGTGACGCGAAGTTTGGCGGGAGGAGTGCCGCACTCAAGCGGACGATCATCCACAAGTTCGCGTTCAGCGACAACCAGGAGTACGTCATAGAGCTGGGGGAGTTCTACGTGCGTGTCTGGTTCGATGGCGGGTTCGTTGAGACTGCCCCGGGAAGTGGCGTGCCACTGGAGGTCGTGACTCCGTACGCGGAGGCGGACCTTGAGGGACTGACCTTCACCCAGTCCGCGGACATACTCTACATCTTCCACCATGATCACCAGTCCCAGAAGCTTGAGAGGCTTGGGGCGAACAGCTGGGCGCTCGTTCCGCTGGTCACTTTCGATGGCCCATACTTGTCCACCCCACAGGTTGGTCAGCTCACCGTGAGCAATGTTAGCTGCACGGCGAACGCTGTGGCCTTCAACGGGGACGTCTTCACCCCAGGCACGGTCAAGTCCATCACTGGAGTCACGGGAACTGGACCGGGTGGTATCGGCGGGAGCATCAGCCTCCACGTGGTGGCTCACGGGTTCAACACGAACGATAACGTGACGGTGGAGGGACTCACGTACAGCATCCCCAATACTGGCGGCACGTTCGTCCCGGCAAATTTTCCGTTCGGAAATGGCAACTATAAGGTCACGAAGATTGACAACGACCACGTGGTCCTCCAGGGGTCGGTGATGCCCACAGTGAATCCCACGCACAACTATGACTACAGGTTCGCTGGGGCGTTGATCTTCGCGGCTGGCGTTGGGCAGTACGTCGAGTATCGCCAGGACAACGTCTATAAGCTCGCCCAGATCCTGGTGATCATAGATGCGACGCACGCCACGGTCTGTCCGGTGGCGAACATCAAGTCTGATGTCCCCAGTGGGACGAAGCTCACGTTCACTGGCGGAAATACATTGACGGCGAGCAATTCCGGGATCTTCACGTATGACGACGTGGGAGCGTTCGTCAAGAGCAGGACTGATGGGAACTGGTACCACATCACGGCGTACACGTCAGATACGGTGGTGGTCGCGGCGCTGGTTTCTGTGGTATCGGTCGTGCTGCCAAAGTTCGTGACTGTGAGCTATGACCTCACGACGACTCCACCGGGGATGAACACGTCCGAGGTCACGTACCTCGCGTCCGCAGACGTCCAGTCCGACACGCCGGGGACCTTCGCAGCCACTGATGTTGGCAGGCACCTGCGGTTCAATTTTGGTGGGAAGCAGCCATGGGCGATCATTACTGTGTTCACCGATGATCAGCACGTGAGCATCCAGCTGTACGCCCAGATACCGCCAGACCCAACCAACGTGATGACGCTGTGGAATAACGGTGTTACGCAGCTCTGGAGGATCGGAGCTTTCTCTGACACGTCCGGGTGGCCATCGGTCGGGGCCTTCCACGAGCAGAGGCTCTGGCTCGCCAACACCCGCTCGGAGCCACAGACGATCAATGGTTCCAAGTCCGCTGACTTTCAGAACTTTGCCCCGACGACATATGACTCGGTGGTCACTGACGATAGCGGAGTCACGTACACGCTCGCGTCGACCAGGGCCAATCCGATCCTGTGGATGGTATCCGGGCCCACCATGCTCATCGGGACCCTGGGCGCCGAATATCAGGTCAAGGCATCGACGCTAGGTGCCCCGATCACTCCGACCAATATCACTATACTTCCGCAGACGAACCATGGGTCGCTGCTGGAGTGTGAGCCATTCAGGATTGGCTACGCCGTGGTCTTCGTGCAGCGCGCGGGGAACAAGCTCATCGAATTGACCTATGAGTTCACGCTCGATTCGTACGTGGGGAAGGACCTCTCGATCACGAGCGATCACATCATGAGGCAGGATGGGGGAGCTCACAGGACTGCTTACGCTCAGGAGCCAAACTCCATCATCTGGATCTGCCTCAATGACGGAACCTTGGCCTCCGTCACTTATGAGAGAGAACAGCAAGTCGCGGCGTGGCAAGAGCACGCGCTTGGTGGGATCGCCCATGTTGAGTCGATCTGCTCCGTATCTGAGGGCAATGTGGACATACTATACATGGTCGTCCTCAGGAGTATTGGTGGTGTCCAGTGCAGGACGATCGAGCGCCTCACCCCGGACTTCTTCCCATCCAGTTCGACGGATAGGTCAGGAATGTGGCACCTCGATTGTGCTCTACAATACGTGGGCGTCCCGGTGCAGACTGTTGCTGTGGGACACCTCGCTGTGGATCCAGTGACTGTGGTCGCTGATGGGGCGGTGCTTCCATCGGCAGTGATAGTCGCCGGAGTCATCACGCTCCCCGAGCCAGCGTCGAACGTGATCGTGGGATACTCATACACTGGGACCATGAGGGTGCTCCCAGTCGAGGGGCAGTCCCCGTCAGGGACACAGCAGGGCAAGATCAAGCGGATCAACAAGTTAACGCTCAGGCTGTGGAACTCGCTCGAGTTCAAGCACGGGTACGACTTGAATAAGCTTGACGTTGAGTCGTTCAGGGACATTCCCACTGGCCCGATGGATGCATCCCCGCCATTCTTCACTGGCGACAGGACCGTGAATACATCGATGGAGTACTCACGGACAGGTCAGTTCTACATAGTTCAGGATCACCCGTATCCGCTCAATTTGCTAGCCATCGTCCCACAGGAGGGACTGTACGAGCAATGACGAAGGAATTACAGGTCACAGAGCTGACGAACTCGAGCCTGACTATCCTGGGCGATCAGTTCTTTAAGGAGTCTAACCTTCCTGGGAAGTTTGAGGCGCACATATTCGTCGACACGTGGACGAAGATCATGAACCTGGGACTCGGGAAGATCTGGGCAAACTTTCAGGAGGACATGATTACTGGGGCGATCGGTGGACTCGTCCACCCAGATCCGTATGATGGGAGGATCGTCGTTCAGGAGGCGTTCTGGTTCGTGCACGAGGACTATCGCGGGGGATTGACTGCGATACGACTCTACAGGGAACTTGAGAACTGGGCCCGTCATAGCGGAGCATCAAGGATGGTGATGTCGTGCACACTCAATAAGTATGTCGCGAAGCTCAGGCACCTCTATGAATCCCTGGGTTATCGGCCGGTGGATATTAGCTACTTCAAGGACCTATGATACTGAAGACAATGAACTGGTGGGAGCGTGAGGATGGGTTTGCGGCGACTACCACTGCCATCATCCTGGGAGTGGCATCCCTGGCTGGCGCGGCCGTGGGAGCCGTGGGATCGTACTCCTCAGCACAGTCCCAGAAGGAGGCAGCCAACTTCAACTCAAAGGTCGCGCAGAATAATGCTCAGGCGGCTCAACAGCAGTCCGCCCAGGACGCTCTCCAGGTTAAGGCGAGGACCGACAGGCTCCGTGGAGCTCAGTCAGCCGCGATGGCCAAGGCGGGAGTGTCTGGGGGCGGGGACGTGATGTATGACTCCTCCATCCAGGGAGAATTGGACAGGTTGACGACGCTCTACAAGGGCAGGGTCGAGGGCGCCAACTACAGGTCACAGTCGGAGCTCTACAAGTCCCAGGCCTCAGCGGCAGGAACTGCCGGGTGGCTCTCTGCCAGTGGGTCATTGCTGAGCGGGGCAGGCAGGAGCCTCTACACATACTCAGCGATACGGAACAATCAGCCGGATTTCGGATACTAATGGCAGACATACCCTCATATCAATTCGCCGGGTCTTCTAAGACTGGGTCCACTGGTCCGACGGCCTCCCCACAGGAATTTGGGTCCGAGGCTGGGCTCGCAGCTGCACAGTTCGGTAATGAGCTCGAGTCCGGCGCGAGATACACTGCTAGGGCTATAAACCGGATGCAGCAGGACGAGAGGGCCAGACAGCACTTCGACGATGCCAGGTGGGCAGGTCAGGCGTATGAGCAGGAGAAGCGCACGGTCTCTGAGTTCATGGCCAATCCTGAGAACCACCAGAAGGAGACGTTCGCCCAGGACCTTGACAAGTTCATCCAGGGCAGGATGGTCCAGTACAATGGGGATTCATCGCCAACGCCCAAGGCGCTCAGCATGTTCAAGGAGGCCATGTCAAGCTTTTCGACGAACATGTATGACAGGGCCCTGACGACGGGATACCAGAACAGGGTGACCAACGGGGTCAACTCCATTGGGACCCAGGTCAGTGACGCCGTGTCATCGTATAGGTCCATGAAGTCATTCTCCATGGATGCCGCCAGGGGAGGGCTGTTGGATAGCGTGGCACACATTGGGTCGAACATTGAGGACAATTTCAGGAAGCTGTCGCCTAACATCGCCGACAAGATGCACGATGAGCTGATCACTCAGACTGTGACATCTTCCATGAAGGACCACCCAGAGCTGGCGCGGGTCATCCTAGACAATGCGGAGCACATCGATGAGAAGCTTAGGAAGCGCCTTGGTGATGAGATCGACACTCAGCTCACGGCCAGGAACATCGTGGAGCGTGAGTCGTTCAACAACTTCAGGGCGGACAACCTCGTCATGTCTGAGCGTGGGACTGGCGGGACAAAATTGGACATATCTTCATATAAGAAATTTTATCCCGAGGACCAGGCGACTGTTCAGAAGATGCGAGATGATGCCTACATCGACTCGATGGATAAGGCCAATGGATTCATCAACAGGGTATCGTCGTGGGATGGGAAGTACCAGGCCAAGGAGCTCAACGACTTTCAGCGGAACATACGAGGGACCGAAGATCAGCAGGCCTTCCAGAGAATGCATCAGGAGATCAGCAGGGGGATCCAGGTCCAGGAGAAGGATCCTGCTGGGTGGCTATCGCAGCACAACCCAGTCGTCAAGTCCCTGGCAGAGACGGCATCAACGGCCGATGAGAAGTCCCAGGCGGGCGCTATAAAGTCACTCAACGACGCGGTCCTGAAGTTCCAGGGACCCCCACCAGTGGGAGCATCACAAGATGAGCGCAAACAATACCTCGACAAGCCGATCAGTGACCGACACCTCATGTCACTCGACGAGGCCAATAAGAGCGCCTCGGACCTCAACGCCTCCAATCCACGTGAGTTCATTAAGAAGATGGGTGAGGTACTGGCGCGATACCCCGACAAGGATCACCAGTATATCGCGTTCAACGACATGGTGACCGTTCCGAGCAGGGGCGACGCGCTAAAGCAGGAGTATCAGCTCGCCTGGCAGAACCGGGGAGCCTGGTGGCTCGACACTTATCTGGGCGCCATCCAGGCTGGCAAGAGCATCCAGGTTCCTGAGAAGGACTCCAAGGACGCCAGGCAATTCATCGACAACAACTCCACGTGGCTCCAGTTCCGCGGGGCCATGGTGGGGGACAATTTTGGTAGGGCCGATCAGATCGCTGGATTCAGGGAGGGCATTCAGCAGTACTCCCACGCGCTCATAGCCCAGGGCATGTCGCCCAAGGACGCGTCCGCCCGGGCGGTGAACATGCTGATCTCCGAGACCCTGGGAATCACGAAAGTGAATGGGAAGCCACTCGCCGTGGCTCGAGACCAGGAGGGCGGGAGGATGCAGGATCCTGAGGTTCAGGACCTCGGGCGCAGACTGGGTCTCGCTCTCAGGTTCGTTGATCCACGGGAGATAGACCAGGGCAACTTCACCGCGCTCCAGCTGATGGGCAAGGACCAGCACTCCATCGAGAGGATGCAGGCGCTGAGGGACCACGTGACGGCGAGAGGGTTCTTCCAGACTGGACCTGATGGAAAGTCCGCGTCACTCTACATGATGGACGACAACAACATGCCATTCCAGGTGCGGGACCATAAGAATCAACCGTTCAACATTAGCTTTCAGGACCTGCCCAAGTTCGAGGCAGCGCAAGTGGGGACGCTGGGTGGGAGGATGGTCTTGGGGATGCCTGAGACCTTCCCGGCGGGATTGCCCGCCAAGCACTATGACCTGGTTCAGAAGGCTCGTCCTGACCTGATGTTCAGCGGGAACGTGACGAACTGGCCAGGCGATCCTGCGTGGCTGCACAGTAAATAACGTGTTCGCATTCTCACAGATAGATCCGAGGATCAGCGGCCAGGTGACCGACATGGAGGTTCCGATCTCACGATACCTTGGCGCGTCATTCGAGGAGGGGAGGGACAACTCGATGTTCTCCTCGATACAGAAGTGGAGGGAAACATCCCTGGTGGATTCTGATCCCACTTCGAGGGTCCTCTCCCCGGAGGAGGCGAATAATCGCTTCGCCCTCCCGGGCCTCAAGTGGGATCATCCCGTGAAGGAGAATGTTGCCTCCATCATGCAGACGCGTCGCCAGGCGGAGCTGAACCGTCAGTTCTTCCTTGGGCAGGACAACCACACCTTGGTGGCTGGGATCGTAGGGATGGGCGCGCAGATGCTTGGGTCATTGTCGAACCCGCTAGACCTGGGATCATTGTTCATACCGTTCGTGGGGGAGGCCGAAGTTGGGGCGAACGTGATGGGACGTGGGGCATTGCGGACGGCCATCTCGCGGGGACTCATCTCGCACGAGGCGGTCGCCGAGATGTTTCCTAGGACTCCTGGCCTGGCAAAGTCCCTCATCCAGGGCATGGCATACCAGGGGATGGCCCAGACCCCAGTCATCGCTAATCGTGTCGCCGAGGGAGGAAAGCCAGGGATCGAGGACTTGGAATCCATAGGTATCGGGGGAGCGTTCGCCGGGGCGATGCACCTGGGGATCTCAGCTCTTGGGCGACTCTTCAGGTCCCTGTCACCTGAGGCACACGAGGCGATGGGTAGGAAGGCGCTGGATGACTTCGTGAAGGGGGACGCACCGGCGGTCGATCCCATCGCCAAGGTGGAGCTCGCCACGGACCAGTCCGCCATCGCGATGAGGAATCGGGAGACCGGGGAGATCGTTAAGTCTCCGATGGGTATTCACGCACAATTTGAGAAGAGTCCAGACGAGTGGGAGTCTGGATTCATCACGAAGGACGGACGCTTCGAGACCAAGGCGGAGCGAGAAGTGGCGATCCAGGAGGTCGTTGACGACTTCAGGCGGCAGAAGTCTGGGGAGCCATCCGCTGATCAGCAGGCGGAGAACAGGAAGGCCGTCGCCGAGACGCCCAAGACGGAGCCAAAGATGCACGACGCGACCCCGTCGAGCGCGGACATTTCCGATGTTAAGAACGACGTGGCGGACCTGAGGCGGCAGATCATCTCCAGGGATGAGATGAACCAGCACCTCGCCGAGGCGGGGGTGGAGACCAGTAAGAAGGAACCTGAAAAAATTGTTGCTTCAGCAATAAAACTTAAAGATGGAACTATCTTAAAATCTCCTCCTGGTGGAATGCATGGTGATGTTGAAGGACTACCTGATGATTTTGGAATTCGTGATAATCCAGATGATGATTTTGCTGAAGCTGGGTTTGTGACGAAGGAAGGTAGATTTATTAGTGGTGAAGAAGCTGCTGCTTTAACTGGTAAAACGGGCGGGTCAGAAGAAATTTTTAGTCAAGAAGAATATGAGGCAGGAAAAAAACAAGTGGAGCCTGTTATTCCTAGCGGGAAAGTAGTTCCTGCACGTGATCCCAAGACTGGGAGGTTCTTGAAGAAGGAGAAGGTTGCTGCCGCTGAGGAGCCTGAGAAGATCGTTGCTGCTGCTATGCGAAAGGGAACAGATGTTAGAACTGGCGTTATTCATCCAATGATTGATGTTCCAGATTCTTGGTATGAGAATAAGGAGGCAGGAATACCTGCTCCTGATGTTGAGATGGGATTTACTACGAGTAGTGGACGATTCGTTGATAGGGAAGAAGCGGCTAATCTTGTCGGGGAGCCAGATCTTGGAGAATTATCTGCATCTGAGTGGCATAACTTAACTCCTGGACACGAGGACATAGTCAAGCAACTCAATAAGGCAGCTGATGAAGAATTTAATAAGATTGTTGAGCAAAAGAAGCTAAATGAGTCATTAACTGAGGAACTTGGGGATGACTATGCGAAGGGCTCCTCCGCCAAGACTATTGAGGACGCTGCGAACTGCTTCTTGAAGCACAACCCATCATGAGCGAGTGCGGAGACATAATTGCGGCAAAGGGCGAGGTGACCAAGTCTCAGGCCGAGGAGATCCTGAAGAGGGTCGCTAACATGGCGAGGCAGCGCTCCCAGATGACTGGTGAGCCGCTCGACCAGGCCACCAAGAACGTCACTGGGCAGCTCAAGGCGCACGACGAGATGCTCGCCGCTGTCAATGAGCGCAATGCCGCGCTCAGCGTGCTCACTCGACAGAATTTCAGGGACTTCGTGTCGAAGTTCCGGACGGCCGGCGAAGGCATCATGGCGTTCCTGGAGGGTCGCAATAGGGACGTTGAGGGCGCTCGCCGGTCCGTTGATTACCAGCAGAAGGCGATCCAGGGCAAGTACACTGGGAAGTTGGTGGCGGAGCTCGAGTCCGCCGGGCTGCTCCGACAGTTCAGGGACAACTCGCTGATGCGGGAGATCTATCAGGAGATGGGTGAGATCAAGGACGGGGGACATCCCGGGATCAGCAAGTCCCCTGAGGCTCAGCAGATCGCGAAAATCCTCGACGGGGTCACCAAGGACATGGTGTCCAGGCAGAACCGCGCGGGCGCGTACATCGGCAACCTCCCCGGGTACGTGGTTAGGCAGACGCACGACGTGACTGCCATCAGGGACCTGGGGCGAGGACCTGACGGGCAGCCCTCTAAGGCGGCGTCCCTCGATGAGTGGTCCAAGTTCACGCTCCCGCTCCTTGATCAGGCACAGACATTCCTGGGCGATGACCCTGGGAAGTTCATGAGGAATGTGCACGAGGGGATCTATACGGGAGTGCACGGGGGAACTTCGGACTATGAGAGCACTGGAGGATTCGCGGCGAGGGGAGACATCGCAGGACGAGTCTCCAGGTCCAGGGTCCTGCACTTCAGGGACGCTGACTCCGCGTTCGTGTATAATGAGCGTTTCGGATCACGCGACCTGCGTGAGCAGGTCCTGACGGACATCCACACGCGCGCGAGGTCCATCGGACTTATGGAGAACCTGGGACCGGTGCCTGAGGATAACCTCATCCGAGGACTCAGGGAGGTCAAGGAGCTCGCACGAGCGCGGGATGACGCGGCCAAGCAGCTCGACTCCATCAACGATCACAAGGTCTGGTCCGCGTTCCACCAGCTCACTGGGGTGAACTCCATCCCGGCGAATCCCACGCTCGCCAGGATCTCTCAGGGGTTCAGGGCCGTCGCGCAGCTCAGCAAGATGGGTTCGGTCCTGATGACTAACTTGTTCTCTGACAGGGCGTTCCTGCAGTCCGAGATGGCGTACCAGGGAATATCGAACATGACGACCCTGGCTAAGCAGCTTGGCTCACTCGCCAAGAGGACCCCGGATGAGCGGCAAGCGTTGCGCCTGATGGGCATTGGGATGGACGGGCTACTGGGAAATGCGCTCTCGCGGTTCAGCCCAGGTGAGAACATAGGCGGGGTCCTGGATAAGGTGAACCGAAAGTTCTTTGACCTGAATTTCCACAACTACTGGACGGACAATACGAAGTCCGCCGCGGCTGAGCTCATGTCGGCTCACCTGGGAGAGCACGCCGACGTGACACACGCAGACCTCCCGCCAGAGCTCTCCAGGGTCCTGGGGATGTATGGGATCAATGCTCCGCAGTGGGACCTGATCAGGAAGACGGCGACTGACGGGAGGATCACCCCGGACGGGCTGGATCAGCTCAACCTGGGCAAGCGCGATCGTGATCAGCTCGAAACGTCGCTGCGGACCTATTTCCAGGACAGGGTGGACTTCGCGGTTCCGACACCGGGAGCGTCTGAGAGGCGGATCCTATTGGGCGACACCAGGGCGGGGACTCCCCTGGGCGAGGCGATCAGGCTCATGATGATCTTCAAGGCGTTCCCAGCGACCGTGGCCAACAAGATCATGACCAGGGACGTGTATGGGAGGGGGGCAACCAGCGCGATGGACTGGCTCATGAATGACCACCAGGGAAAGTTCCACATGGCGTCCCTGATAGCCATGACGACCATAGCTGGATACCTGGGGAATAGCATGAGGGCGATGCTCAATGGGAAGACTCCTCCCGAGCTCGCATCTGATGGGAAGATCAATGCTGATGTGCTCGGTGAGGCGGCGATCAGAGGCGGCGGACTGGGACTCATGGGAGACCTGATCTTGAAGGACTATGAGCATCAGACGTCGTCATTGCTCGAGAATATAGGTGGTCCAGTCCTGGGACAGGCTGACCTGCTCGCCACGACGCTGACGCGCGCACGTCACGGTGAACCCATTGGTCCACAAGTCGGGAAAATGATAACCGACAACATGCCATTCATCAATTTGTTTTACGTCCGACCAGCCCTTAATTACTATGTCCTCTGGAACATACAACAGATGATGGATCCGAACAGGATAGAGCGCATGAGACATTCAGCAGAGATGCAGCACGAGCAGTACTTCATGGGACCTGCCGCCAGATGAGTGTCGTCACTGCACAGATCCAAGTCCAGTACGTCTCGACCGGAGGGGCACCCAATACCCAGGTCATCGCGATACCATTCCCATTCTATGACGTCACGCACCTTCAGGTGATGCAGACCAACCTGGATGGGTCACAGGCGCTCATGGTGTATGGTCCACTCTTCATAGGCACGTGGATCGCGAACGTGCACGATCAGACCGTCACGCTGACGGGACTCACGATCGCTGGGACGATCATCACCATCAGGCGAGTCGTCCCGCTGACACAGCTCGCGACGTACGTGCCCAATGATGCCTTCCCAGCGAAGACTCACGAGATGGCTCTCGACCTAGCGATCATGGCCATCCAGCAGCTCCAGGACGAGATCAGCAGGTGTGTCCAGGTGCCCGGGTCCATCCTGGATGGCGGGGTGGGGAGTGCTGCTGCGAGGGCGAACAAGCTCCTGGGCTTCGACAATGCGGGCAACTTAGTCCTGATCATCCCGGCATGAGATACTTACTATTGCTCCTACTGCTGCGCGTGACCCTGGACGCCCAGACGCTCTTCACTGCCGGTCAGGGGATCACCCTCGTGTCCACGTCGAACCAGTACGTCCAGAACGGGATCACTGGGTCCATTTTTGGGATCACCATCTCTGCCACCAGTCCGGCGACCACGCAGTACGTCTACCTGAGCGTGACCAATGTGCTCAACGTGACGAACAATGTCACCACCAACGTGGTGAGTTACACTAACTTCGTGAACTACACGAATAGCGTGACTAACTTCACCAGGCTCCTGGTGGACGCGGTGGGGATCACCAACAATGGGACCGTCGCTGCGCTCGCCACGAACGGCGTGTTCCCTAACATTTTGCGCTGGGGATCTGCCATATTGGCGGGGACCAACATATTCCTCGACTGCTCGACTAACCTGACTGCGTCAGTGACCCTGACCAATGCGTCATGGATCACCGTGACCAACATGGTGGAGGGCGAGAGCGTGATGCTTCTAGTTCGTCAAGATGGGGTGGGATCCAGGGGAGTGACGTGGTCCAACGTGGTGTGGAGGGGCAATTCTCCTCCCGTGCTGACCACCAATGCCAACAAGTCTGACCTGATAGGATTCCTTAATGTTCGCGGGACAAATTATGGCTCGTATAGCCTCAACTATTATTAGCCTGATCATCCTAGGACTGTGCTGTGCATTCCACAACATGGTCTTCGTTGATCAGGCGAGTGTCTCAGCCATCCCACCACAGGGGAACTTCAGCTACTCATGGGGATTCCACAGGACGAACATCGTGGCGCTCGCATCCAATGCCAATAGCGTCCCAATGACCCTGGTGCTGACGAACTGGGCTCCATCGACGAGCGATGCTACGAATGTCATCTTCTGGAACAATGGGACGTATGTGATAGCGCCGCACGGGACTCAGCAAATCGTCCTGACAAATCGGCAGAACCTGGGATCTGGCACTTTATACTACATCGATGATGATGTGACTACCGTCGTGTGGACCACGACAGATGGCGGTGGGAGTAACTTCAATGCCGTGGCGACGTGGTACAAGCACACAAACAACCAATGAGAGCTCTTAACGTGATGTCGACCGAGACGAAGATATGTGATCCTGGAAATCGGGACGCCGTGCATATCTACAACAACTCTGACTCCACCATCTACATCGGGTATGACGGGGACACGAATGTTGACGGGACCAGGAAGGTGGTGACGACGGCCATTGGGATGCCGATCGTTGCCGGGGGACTCCTGATGCTCAGCAATGACACCAACAGGAACTTGGCCATTCACGCGATCTATGCGATCGCTTTTGCTGATAATAAGGAAGTGAGGATCCAGGGAGCATGAGGACGATCATTCGACTATTCCTGCTGTTGCTGGCGTGCTCTGGGTTTGCCCAGCAGATCATCGTGCTCCCGCCCGGGGGAGGTGGTGGAGGTGGCGGGACCAATGGCGGGGCATTCCTCAGTCCAGGCGCTGGGATCATCATTTCAACGAACGTCAATGGCCAGAACTACATCATCATTGCTGATCGAAGCTATTTCGCGACAAATATCGTTAGTGGCAACACGTTCAGCAACGTGGTATTTCTTGGGAGCAATTATGTTGGGACCTTGGTGGTGAGCACGATAACATCGAGCAACTATAATGGGGATGCGCGCTACTTGACCAATACCATTGGGACCAACATGGCGATTGCCTCGCAGATGGGTGTGCATGGTGATGCTAGAATCTTGAATGATGGACAGGGTCTAGATCAAGCGACCGGCGGAACTGATGACACGAAGTTGTTGCAGAGCATCTTGGATAGTGCCACTAACCATCACGGATTTGAGCTTGTCATTGATGTTCCGTGCGTGGTGACGGGACTATTTGTTTATGCGAATACGACGATCAGATGCTCAGGCAGGGGTGGACTCTACTTGAAGGACAACTCTAACCAGATCATTGTGCACAATGCACACCCGTCCACGAATCACACTTACCTAGATTACAACATTCGGCTGATTGGGGGATTCTACTTTGGCAATGGCACACAGCAAGCCGCTGTCGCTGGTCCTCAAAATGGGGACGCGTATAACAACGGGATTGGTTTTTACGGCGTGAGTAATATATGGATACAGGACGTGACTATCCGTGATCCAGCCTTCTTTCACGCCGTCATAAGTGACTGGCAGGATATTGTGGTCGAGAATCTGACCTTTCAACCGATAGTGATTGGCGCCGACGGCATTGACCTGTTCGGGGGGAACAATGCTTATTTGCACAATATTCGTGGTTCGGATTCGACTGATTTCATTGCTGTGGATGCGGATGCCTATCTTGCAGGTGAAGTGACTACTTGGGCATTACAGCATGGCGACATTAGTCATGTGCTCATTGATGGTGTTTACTTTGACGATAACACTACGGAGGGCATATCACTCCTAGCGCAAAAGAATAACATCACAGATGTGACCATTCGCAATGTTTCTGGCAGCACGGCGAACCATGTTATACGGCTGTGGACTTTTTGGTCCATCTCCACTGGCGGGCAGGGCGGGATCATTGACGGTGTTCTTTTAGAGAACATCAACGCGACGGGTAATCGAGGGAATCTGTGGGGAAACTTTCCCACTATTTCCTTGATGGAGTTTGATAATGCGCCATTGCACGTAAAGAATGTTCAAATCAAGAATTGTCGTTGGAGGGACTACGGTGGCGCGTTTATCATTGGTCCACCGGTCAACAACAACCACACGAACGCCGTGATCGAGCAGATGCAGATTTCAGGCATCTCAGTGCTTGAGACAAATGTAGGGGTGACCTCGACACTGACTAATCGTGCGTTGGTGTATTGTCCAAATGGAGTGATCTTCACGAACCTAATGATTTCCGACGTGATGTGGACTAGGAGCACGAACTCAGCAGTGGGGAACAGGGACTTTATCGTGTTTAACGATGTGGGCGGGATCATTAATAATCTCTCGTTGGATAACCTAGTGCTTAGCACGAACATGGCTTCGACGATTACCAATGCGGGGACGATATTAAAGACTAACGCACCGATAATGTTCAATGGCGGGGTGAATGCGATTGTTGGGACAGACGGAGGTGATAGGCTAGGAGCACACTTAAAGACGCTGGTGATAGGTAGCGGGCTAAGCTCGGATGGGACGACACTTACAGCAACGGGTGGTGGAGGGAGTGGATCGGCTAGTAATGCAGTGTCGGCAATACTTACTAACTCTGTGAGCATAGCGGCATCAGGAGTGATAGAATCGAATCTGAACTTGATTGGTAACGATATTACTGTAACTGGCGCAGTTTCTAGTGGTCAAGCTAACATTGGACTCACAGTTAGTAGTAACACCTTGAAGGGTGTAGTGCTGATTAATCCTACTGCGAATGGATTGAGTGTTACAGGTGCAAGTCCTGGAACTATCACATTCAGCAACAGCGCAGGGACAGCACGACAAATCTTCATTGACGGTCCTAATGCACAGACTACCGACACGAACGGCTTCTCATCTGACTTCGTGAATTTCATGCGACCGCCGACGAATGCTGCATTTAGTGGCGCGGTAGTGATGGCAACAGGAGCGTCTGGTGCGACGGCATTTAGGGAAGCAGCGACGAATGCATTCTTACTAACTTCAGGTGCGCTACTCATCGGTAATGGTGGAAACGGTATTAACTCGTCAGGAAATGGTTTTAGTGGTTCTGACGGGCATTGGCTCACTAACGCTACTAAGAACTTTCCACTAGTCATTGACGACGTTTACGAACGAGGGCGATTTCAGATCACGAACACGCAGGGGACGAATACGCTCACGTCGTCGAATATGAGCATCGTGCCGATAGGTAATACTTCCGTAGGATACTCTAGTGATTCATCTCACTACACGCAGATGCCAACAAACACGCCCACGGACACCTACGTGATGACTGCCGTAGGAACGGCTGGCAATACGAAGTGGGCCGCTAGTAGTGGTGGTGCGGGTGGAGCACCGACGATCACACAGACGAATTGGCTCATAAACAATGTCTATACTGTAGGAGCCGCGCCGATCCTTGCACTTGCGTATGTCTCGTTACAAGGACCAGCTACGGCAGCCGCAGGTGCGGGAGGTATCATGTCTATTTACGCAGACCAAGCGGGCGGGAGCACCTTCGTGCAGATTGCCTCAGTCACTAATGGAGTTGCGTTACAGCCAACAGTAGCTGTGCTCCTGGAGGGGGTACTAAAAGCTGGTGCGACATTTTATATCACTAATGAATCTGTTGGAACTGGGGCGAATGCTATCTTTGGAAATCAAGGGTATACCGTGACATTGACCGGGGCGACTGGAGCTACTGGGGCAACAGGACCAGCACCTTTTCCGTTGAATGCAGACACGAATGTGGGTAATTTTGGATTGACGAATGTAGCTTACATCAACATAAATAGCAATATCAATTACTCAACTAACACAGGTGGAATAATTCCTGACATGCGTAAGGGATACCAGATGATTACGACAAACGCGGCATTTACCTTCTTGGCTCCGATTGGTGTAGATACGACAAAGACATTGGCACAGACAGCCGTGGTATTCATCACGAATAGCACAGCGGCAGCGGTTGTAATGACTCCTCAAGTTGCTTGGCATATACAAGGAACATGGTATGTGACGAACGTAAGCTCTATCACGGTGTTCCAGTATGCCCAGGTGTTCACTAACGCGGTGGCGTTACCTTTATGGTAAGGCGTGATTTTATCAAGAAGGGGCTGCTCTTTGTCCCGACGATCTTTGTGCCGAAGTTGATTCGAGCGCAGGGGTTCACCTTGAGGGATCAAGGGTTGGTTGGAAACGTGAATCCAGTAGCAGGATCATCTTTCTCATATACGGCTGCGACCATGAACGGCTCCAATCAATACTTTAATCGTGGTGCCGCATTCACCAGCATCGCGGACAGCAAAACGGGGATTATCTCTTTTTGGGTGAAATGGGGTGCTGCTAGTGATGCTCAGTTTAATCCTATACTTTATGGGGACAGCAATAACCGCATTTACAAATCTTCCGATGATAAATTATACGTTGATTTCGTAAATGGCAGTGCTGCTGTAAGTTTGCAGGGTGTGTCCACTTGGACCTCTGCATCGGGATGGACTCATGTTATCATGGCTTGGGATTCCTCTGATATAAATAAGTCCAAGACATACGTGAATGGTTCAAGCGACGCTAATGCTGGAACTCAGGCAAATGTAAATATACTCTATACTGGAGTTACGGATTGGGGCGTAATGGCACTGGCAGGAGGCGCTCTCCCAGTATCATGTTGTATCAGTGAGTTGTATTTTGCGGCAGGCCAATGGTTAGACCTAACCAACTCTACCAACGTGCAGAAGTTTCGCACATCGGGAGGGAAGCCGGTAAACCTGGGGACGGATGGTTCAACTCCTACAGGAAGCGCCCCGACTCTATATATGCACGTTTACGATGGAACCAACGCCGGGTCTGGTGGGAACCTAACTTTGCATAATGGAGCACTATCGGGATGCACCGCACCATGAGATTTCTGATTCCATTTCTGGCGCTCTGCCTGTGTGCCGACGGTGCGACTTACTACGTAGCCAACGCAGGCAACGACTCGAACAACGGCACGACGACAGGAACGCCATGGAAAACTTTGGTTCACGCGCAAACAACCGTTGCTGCCAACGACACGGTGAACTTCAATCGTGGTGACCTCTGGTATGAGAATTGGACAAATCTGGTTAATGGTCTGACGCTGGATGCTTACGGTTCAGGAGCTTTACCAATATTCGATGGAGGATTTACTAATCGGTGGATGATATGGTGGGTGACGACAAGTGGTGGCATGGTCAGGAATCTTTATCTTCGTAACGCAGGCACGAACGGAGGCAGCGACACTGGGGCGGTTGTGGAGAGTGACGGCGCGGGCACGAATGCGATTGTGGGATGCGTCTTGAACTATCACACGGTTGACGACGGAGTGGCTAGAAACAACGGGTGGTTAATGGTTACAAATTGCGTCGTCATGAACATGGCAGATCAGGGCTTCACCATGCACGGCACTGATGGAGGAGGCATGATTGTGTCTGGATGCACGATTAGTAATTGTCTGGAGGCGTTTGTAAATAGTTGCACTGGCCTACAGCTAAAGGTTCTAGATACGGTGATGGTGGATAATGGCACAGGAGATATTGAAGGACTTGATGGCTGCACCGGGACGTTCGAGCGATGCTGGTTCAAGGGGAAAGCCACGAGCGCCGCCTATGCGTTTATCAAGGGAAGCATACAACCTGTTACAATGGATTATTGTCTGTTCGACGCATCTCGGATCACGGCCCAGGCATCTCCACAAATTACGATTGATAGTGCGACAATCATGAACAATTGCGTGCTTTACGGGAACGGTGATGGAGCTTTGACGGTGGACGCTGGTGGCACTCTGGCAATGACGAACTCGATCATTTCTAGTTGGTGGCGAGCCGCTTTCATCACTGCGCCCGGCACGTTCACGCTCGATCATTGCATCACAAACACTATCACGACAGGGACCCAAACCACTGTGGCGAACATGGTAAGCACTGCGGACCCTAAGTTTGTGGCACCAACTAGTAGTGACTTTCACTTACAGTCAACTTCGCCAGCCATCAGAACAGGATTGAACATTGGGCTAAGTCTTGACCTTGACGATCATGTAGTGGCGAATCCTCCGAGTGTTGGGGTTTATGAGTACGGTGCGAGTCAGGTAATAATGAGTGGGAATATAATATTTTTGAACGGCATTAAAATCATCGCACAATAACGGGACTTGTACTAGGGAAAACTATGATGTTAATGACAATAGACCCAACGATCACGACCGGAAACATCATCAGCGTAGTCTCAACGGTAGGCGCCATCGGCATCGCCGCGTGGAAGATCATCGGTCGCATTAACCGCATGGACATGAAGATAAACCTCATGTGGCAATGGTTCAAGAAAGAACACAACATTGAGGACAAAGACTGAAATCTGGTTACGGGCACTAATCGCAGCAGCAATTACTGGGGCAAGTTCAAGTGGGTTGTCGGCCCTAGGTATTGTTGGTGCACAGGTGATCGGCATTAAGGTAGCTCAACTCGACCTTAAGCAACTTGGTACAATGTGCTTAGCTGGCGGTATCGTTGGAGTGATGAGCTATCTGAAGCAGAGTCCAGTGCCACCAGAGAGCACAGGGAATACAGACATAATCACGAAACAGCAAACAGAAACAAAAACAACATGAGAAACTTAATAGCAGTAATTGGGCTGGCCTTCATGGTCAGCGTGCAGGCACAAGGCACAAATCCAATAGCGGGAGGATTCCCCACGAATCCGCCAGCCTTCGACACCAACGCCTTGACCCAGGCGGCTGGCGGGTCAGCGGTCGCATCGTTCGGCTTGTCTCTCTTGCCGTATTGGGACAAGAACTTCCTGGCCTTTACGAACAAGAATGAGCTGGAGCTTGCCGTGGGACCGGCTTGGAAGTCCGCGACCGCCTCTGGCAATACCCCGTTCATTGACGTGAGCGCACGCTACTGGCTCACTAAGAATTGGGGCTTTGGCGGTGATATGCTCACGTTTGGGAGTGGGTCAGGTAACAGCGACCTCGATAGTGGACACGCTTATTTCATGGGACGTAAGGCGAGCGGCAACGTCGCGGCGTTCTTCATACTTGGCGGTGGCAGGGACAAGGTGCTGAACGAATGGGCCGCTGAGTTTGGCGGGGGGATACAGTTCAGGTATAAGACGGGGATAGGCCTTGAGGTAGGAACTAGGTATGTTCGATTCATCGAGAAGAACGCCGCCAACATTGACCACGAGTTCATCACGGCGATCTCTACCACTATCCACTTCTAGCCATGACCGCCGACCAACAAATCGCGGGTCGTGAAGCAATAGAGCAGATGGCCAGGGACGTGGCGCAGTTGAGCATCGCACATGGTGCGGGTCAGGCCGCTGATGCCATCGCTTTGTGTGAGCATATCGGAGAACAAGTGAATGAAGTGATCGCGCTCTACACGGCGGAAAAGAACTAAATGAGAGCAAGAACTATATGCATGAGCCTAGTCCTGTTGATCATCGTGATGGGCTGTAAGACGGTGGTGAAGCCGTCAAAGCCGGTTCAAGCCCCACCAACGCCGCCGAAAGTGGCGATAAGAGCTAGGGCAAGCGCAGTTACTAAACTGCCTCTAATCGTAACTCCAAAATCATGGACTCGACTACCAGTTCCTGGAAAGCTAACGATCACGAACCTGACTGTGTTCAACGGAAACGTCACTCTTGGCTGGACAGGCACGAAGACCAACCAAGTCCTTTGGAGTCAGGATGCGAAGTCTTGGCTGCCGTTTGGATTCCCTACTACATCACACACGGTCACTCTTCCACAGCCTGCTTCCGTCGCGTCGTTCAGAGTAGTAGGTTCAGCGGCAGCTACGAACGCGCTGGACTTCGGTGGACTATTCCTTGATAGTCAATTCGTAGATGCCAGCAACGGAGTTTCAGCATTCATCGCTCACGACATTCTACAAGCAATTCCCTACCTTGTAACGTATGACCGTCAAGGAGTTGTTCATCGCTACGTGATTCCTGGCGTGGTTCCGAACGATCTATACTCTGGCGCGGAGGTTGCGTTGCTCGGTGGTGAAGTGCTCATAACTACAGTAAACACACTTACTGCTCAAGCGAGGATTATCGAGTATAGTATGAGTGATTCTGGACTCACCTTGACCAACAACATCCTCACTGGCGACGTTGACTCTCGCACCCCCGACATTCTTAAGATGCGTGATGGAACGATCGTCGTGTCCTTTGCCGAGCAGGGCGGTGGCCTGTTTGCGTGGTTCTTGCACCGTGATCCAAGCGGGACGTGGTTTGATGATGGTCCGTTGGACTTAGGTAGCACGTCTGCTGGAGAAGTTACAGCGGTGATTAGACTGTTTGAGCGACCCTCTGGTGGTGTTTACACGGTGGGTCTGAAAGACTCTGGCGGGTTCTTGAGAATCAGTAAGCTTGAACTTCTTGCGAAGGGCAGCAATGTTTCAACGAACTTTGATCTGGTGAATAGTCAAATTAGTCAGTATGGGCACGCTGCTATTCACGGTGAGATTCCATACTCGATGATTGGCACAGTTGATGGAGAGAACAATAGAGTGTTGTTTACCTATGTAAACCAAGACCTATGCTACACAACTAACTCCGACCCCGATCTTCGGTTGTCAATGGCTAGGGTTGTGACTATGGCATGGAATGCTGATAATTCGTCGGGCATCGCATTGTTGAGTCCCGACCCAACAGTCCCCGGCGCTACGAACTCTACTGGCTGGTCCTTGGCAATTAACCCAGGAGCGACGGAGCGGGTGTATGGCTTCTACAACCTTGGCCTCAGTCCTCTAGCGTTACAATACGTGCCACTCACACAGTCAGCAGACCAGACGTATCCTTTCTATTGCCCCTTGACTAAGTTCACTGGCACCGCATCTACTTTCATCGGTGAACTTAGCGGGTATCAAAATGCCTGTCACCATAGAGTCTATAGTGATGCTGTTGGAACCGCTCCCAACGGTCACGTCTTCGTCATCATGAACCAATGAGGCATTCCCTGTAGACGTCGAGCACGCTCGATGCCAGGTCTTTCTTGTCCCGCAGTGCGTCACATATCTTGATGTCCACCGTATTAGCCGTGACGAGGTCCGTGTACGTGACATTCCTGTGTTGTCCAGGCCTATGGCACCTGTCCTCCGACTGGAGCCTGGACGTTAATGAAAACGACTGCGAGTAGTATACCACGTCAGATGCCTCAGTGAGAGATATTCCCTTACCACCAGTCTGCTGATTTGACAAAAACACCTTGATCCCTGGATCATTCCTAAAGTCATTTATCGCCTTCACTCGGTCATCGGGAGATGTGGCACCATAGTAATGCACGTGCCTAATATTCCCCGCGGTCAGTGCCAATCTTATCAACTCAATGTCCCTGACGAAGTATGCCCACACTATCACTTTGCCGTCGACTAATTCGATGAGCCGCAATAGCTCAGAGACCCTGTTATTGGGAATGTCTCGGGTCATCCCATCATCGTCCTTGACGTGACCACAGTTGATCTGGTGAAGTTTCCCAAGCATGGTCAGTGCGGATGTCACGGTCACTTGCCCAGATTCCATCTCCATGACTGCCGTCGATCTCAGGGTCTCGTAGGCGAGCCGTTGCTCCGCCGTATGCTCCACGAAGCATCGCTCATAGATCTTGTCTGGAAGATCTAGGCAATCCACCTTCAGAACTCTGGAACTGTGGGGTTGGATGTTCTGTGTGAGCTCTTCCAGGTTCTTGTATCCGACGATCTGGAGGAATTTGCCTCGTCCAGCATCCATGAGCATCAACTTACAGTAGTGGTTCCTGAATGCCACGTATGACGTGAATCCTAATAGGCCAGATTCAAGGAATTCGAACTGGGAAAACAGGTCTATTGGACTGTTGGTTATGGGAGTTCCTGACATGATCCTCCTGTACTCGCAGAAGTTCCTCAGTGACAGTATCTTCCCAGTCCTGTTGGCCTTGAGGTTCTTGATGCTCGAGGACTCATCGATCACTCCCATTGGGTAGTGGGACCTGAGGAATGCCTCGGCAAATATGGGCGCGCGTGTGGCACTGAACGCCTCAACGGGCATGACGAGTATGTCGAGGACATCATCAACTGCCACTAGCAGTTGCTCCACCTTCCTCTTCTCAGCGGACTTCATCGTGGATGCCCAGTAAGCAGTCCTGGTTGGGACGTGCGGGGGCATATGCCTGGGGATCTCGTAGTCAGTCCAGTTCCTATACGCCCCATTGTCGCACACGATCCATAACCCATCGATTTCCCCAGCGAGGAAGAGCATCGCCGCAGTATCTATGATGGGCTTCGACTTCCCAGCGCCCATTTCCCAGAAGAGCGCGAATTGCTTCCTATTCCAGGTCTCACCCAGGATCTTCGCTTGGTGACCATATGGAGGCATCACGTGTGTATGCGGGGGAAATTTAGATGTGTCTTTTATCATATAATTATATCCCGCATATCATAGGATTGATTGCGTTGCGACGCGTAACATCCTATATGACATATGACATGTTGGTCTGTGGTGACATTATGAATAGTCTTCGTCTGGCGCGAGTGACTGCGACATACCACACCCTGTGCTCATCATCTGGGGACTGCTCATACTCCCTCCACGTGCGATCAGCCATGTCCGTGCACACCACGATGCTATCCGCCTCACCGCCCTTGACCCCGTGTATCGTCTCAATCCTTATGCGGGGCTCCTTGAGGAGCTTCTCACCACGCCTCAGGGCCGCTAGGAAGTATTCGCACTCCTGTGGAGGTATCTTGTCAAGTGCCTCGTGCCAGATGCTGTTGACCAGTAGTCCGTGGTGGAGTCGCAAATACTCCACGGTGATCTCCTGATTCTCAGGAACCCTCTCGAGAGAGGACTTCCCACCATGTGAGACTCCCCTCCTGGATGACATGTGATCATACACCTCCATGGCGGCAGCCTTGGTGATGGGTTCCTCCCTCCTGAGCATTTCCCAGGACTTGATCGCCCTGAGAGTAGCTCCACTCATCGGCGATCCCAAGTGAGAGCTGAACACTAATCCAGAACTCAGGCAGTGGTCATTGAACTGCTTCAGCAAATATACGTTCCTCGCCAAGAGCAGCCACGTCCCCTCGGACATGTCCACCTGGTCAATTGAGTTCACGTACTCCACGGATCCTTCGTGCTTGGCGGGAGACCACTCCTTCTCCACGCGCGACGAAATCCTCTTCACGATGACCTCGGCGACCTGTTGCACCTGCGTGGGAACACGGTAGCTTAGCGGGAGCACTCTCCGAGACCCTGGTAATCCCATGAACCTGGATGGATCCGCGCCTGCCCACCTGAAGATCGCCTGATCGTCATCACCAGCGATGTATGTCTCCTCAACGTCCACGCTGAGCTTATCAATCATCTTCCACTGTAGTGGCGTGAGATCTTGCGCCTCATCTAATAGGAGCGACTTTACCTGGGGCACCACGTCGATCTCACAGAACTTCGTGATCATGTCCGTGAAGTCCATCTTGCCATTGATCGCCTTGTACTCGACCACGGTCTCGTGTAACCTGAGCAGCTCATACCAGTAAACGTCCTCATCGGGCCTACTCTCCCAGAACTCTTTCAGGTCGATCATCTGGGCCCTCGCCATATTCTCCATGAAGAATAATCGATCACCTCGGGACAGTCCTAGCACGGTCCCATCCTCACTGACTCCCTTAAAGGTGATGTAGATCCCTAGCATCTGTGCGAGCTTCACATAGTCTCCGTACCCCATGACTTGTGTCTTCGAGAGTCCGAGTTGCATGAATGCTAGGGCGTGGAGAGTCCTGAAGTATGGGAGCTGGTCCCGAGTAAACTTAAACTTTTCCATGGCCCTGTCCCGAGCCTCATTCGCGGCCTTCCTAGTGAATGCCACATAACACACCTCATCAGGGGCATGTCCGGATTCTAGCAAGGACTCCACGATCCTTATGAGTTCATGGGTCTTGCCAGTTCCTGGGGGTCCGAATATTAGGCTGGTCGTGTCAGGGTTCATATCGGCGGGTGTGGTTGTGCTGGAGTCTCGAACTTCTCAGTCTGCCTGATGAACGTGTTCTCTGGTATGCAGAAAGTGGTCACTCCACGTCCCCTGATCCTCATGAATCCCCTCCTCGACCCAGCGATGTCCCTGATATGCATCGCCACCTGGCTCATGCTCAGGTCCCTGTACCGAACCCTATCCAAGTATCGCATGAAGTCCGTCATCCTGAAGTTGATCTCACCATTGTGGCAGTATGGTTTCCCGAGCATGATCTCATCCGCCGTCTTGGCCTGAACTCTGCTCGTGCAGAACTCCTCGAGATACACGTATAGATTTCCTGCGGGTCGCATCTCTGCTGGAACATCAAGTACCGTGACTCCCTCCATCATCTTAGACACGATCGAATGCCACTGTTCCCTCTTGATGAGTTGTGGCATCATGTTGAGTGATTCCATGCACCTCGTCTGGAACCTGAGTGGGGACTGCAGGTCCTCAGTGGTGAGTTCCAGCCTCCTACCGCCGTCGTCAGTCTCCACGTCAATGAACCAGATCGCTGGGGAAGTGTTGAGCTTGCTTAACGATCCCATGCGTGGCATCCCTATGTCTCCACCACCGATCCCATGCGCGCACAGTCTACACTTCGCTGAGTCACAGAATGACTGTATTGGCTGTGCCTTACATGTATAAGTATATTCCTTCTTCCTGACTGACCTGATCACCGCCAAGGTCTCCTCAGATGAGAGCGGTGGAGTCATATGCTTCTGGTTCGCCTCCTCCACGTGCTTCTCCCATCCCTCTGGATGTGCCTTCATGAAATACACTCCAAGGTTGAACAGCCCATTGTTGCGAGTCCCTTGCGGAAAACCTTGCGAGATCAGTCGCTGTAAGCACGGCGGTCCTCCTGGGAGAAGGTCTGGAACTACCACCCTCCAGTTCACCAGCTGATCCCTCGTGATCTTCCTCGACTTGGCGACTTGTAGGAATAATTCGGGAGTCAGTGGATTGAGCGCATCCCCTAGCGCGTACCTGTCCGTCTCACTCGCGCGGAAGTATGGCATGTTGATCCAGTTGCCCATGTCTCCACGAGACTCAATCACTTGCGATTGCCTTGGATAGATCTCACACTCCCCGTATCCAAGGACTGAGGCGAATTCCCTGAGCTTGTTTATCAGGACTCTTGCCTCAGTCCTCTCTGAGAGGAACAAGTATAAGTGAGCTCCCCCCGATTTCGTCTTGCACGGAATCAGGGGGAGCTTCTCATCAAACAATTTCTTGGCCAGCACCTTCATGTCTATTGGATACACATCCACGTCGATGGCACCAAATAGGCACGATTGATCTGCCATGATCGGGACCACCCCAAGTCCCTGGACTCCACGAAGGTGCAAGTCCCACTGGCCAAGCGTTAGTGGCTTACTTACGGTGGCTGCTCGCCCAACGATCTTACCATTGCTTCCCGCCTTGGCGTCCTGGCCGATCGTGTAGACTCCATGGACCTTGTCGTGTCCCGTGAATAGGTCCATGAACTCTTGTGCGAGTTCATGCATGTGTATCCTCTATTCATCACATCGGGACATCGTCACTCGTCGGGGCTGGTGCGCCCGCTCCGAGCATTGGCCTAGATATGTTCGTGACCCTGGCGCACACCTTCGCGCCCTCAGCCACGAGCCCAGCATCAGAGATCATCTCGGCACACTCGATCTTCCACCCGAACCATGATCCCTTCTCGTTGCGCTCTGGGACGGTACTGATGGCATACTTGTGGCTGAACATCGGGGGAGTCCTGCGATTCGGACCAACCTTCAGGCCAGTCATGAGGTTCAGCCAGAACCTCGCATGCTTGAGTTGCGTGGATGCCATCCCGATGACGGCCATCGTGTTATCCCCATTGTTTGGAATAAGTCCAAAGAAGTAGGCAGTGTCCACGAGGACATTCCCATTCCTGAGGACGTTCTGTCCCTTGTCATTGCGAGACACGACCTCCTCCATGATGGCTGGATCACGGTGTGACTTAACCATCCCACCGCCAGATTCCCTGGTCTTCCACTCCACGTACATCTTGTCATATCCGCACGGGACGAACGCGAGCTCATTACCTCCCTGCCGATGAACTATCTCCCTGGACAGTGAGTTGAAGATGTCGCCAACATTGCAGTCATCGATCTGCTTCTCGTCGTAGTCCTTGTGGGTCTTGTCATATTCGGGACTTCCCTTCTGCACGATGCAGAGGAATGGTATCCCCAGGTCCTCCCTGGATACTCTCTCGAATCCTGTGGGCTGGTCATTCCCGTACTGGGACCAGTCTATAGCCGCAGTTTGTGGTGCCGCGGCTGTTGACACCTTTGTTGTTTTAGCCATTTGTTTTCCTCTCAACAGGGCCTAGTTGTTTGTTAGTTTTGCTCTCTTCCCGGTGATGGCCCTGAATATATCCATCGGGAAATTCTTGCCAGACTCGATCAGTTCCCTCATCAGGCTCTTCAGCGTGGATGGGTGAACCATCTCCTTCTTGGCATACTGGATGCCGTGCTTGTCCAGATACTTCTGGATCATCAATGATTCCTTGTTGCTGTCACTGTCAAGATTCACCTTGATCTCATTCTTGACGAGTGAAGCATACTTATTCGCCCTGAGCCACGCAATTCCTCGCGTCTTTAGTTCTGGCTCTTCCTCGCTGAGATAGCACGCGTAATATGGTGCCACCTCCACAACGACCCCATTGCTCAGGACGAACTTCGTCATGCCTATGCGTGACATCGCCTCCGGAATGAGGGTGAATTCTAGGTTCTTGGCCATCTCGGCCCGATTCTTGAGCTGGACCTCCAACGTGCCCATCTCTGCCTGTACGGCTAACAGCTTATTCGCTAGCGCAGACAGTGCCTCCAGGTCACTGTCAGTCAGCGGCTGCTGAGTTAATGGATTTGTTACTATCATATCGTTATCGTATCATGCGAAATTTTTCTCGTATACAGAACAATCACTCACGTGAATAGTAAAGATTCCAATGACTGCACGAACGAGGACTTACTGCCCCTAAATATGGTGCTCTTCAGTGATGGGGAAACATACCTAGCTGCTATTCCATACGCCTTAACATTGAATGGATACTTCCACACCTGAACCTCATCATTTCCAACTATTCGATCCTCGAGTCTAGAGATCACGAACACCTTCCCGCCCTTCGTGGCATGTCCCATGCCCCAAGCATATTGCTCCTTCCTTAGGAGGGTATACGACCCAGTGAACGTTGACTTTAATTCTACCCAGACCGTGATTCCCACATGACATATCACGATGTCAGGAACTCCACAGGTTGTCCTGGTCTCTATGCGAGTCACGTGTCCGGGAAAATACTGTGTGAGGTAACGATAAAAGTCTCGTTCCCTCTTCTTGGGACCATGGTCACTAATTCCCTGCTCAAACATCATGACCAGCTCCTCCCAGTAGATACGTCCACCTTGATCGGAACCGTCGTCTCCACGCACGCCTCCATGATCTCCTGCCACTCCTTAGCATCATTCCCAAGTATCGGACATCCTATCTCGTCATGCACCGATATGTATGGAACTTTTCCGGCCTTGTATGCCATGACGAGGGCAGACTTCATCATGTCTGCGGCCGATCCCTGGATGAGCGCGTTGAGTCCCTTGTGGGTCTCCGACCTGCGCGTCATTAACTTGGGCCACTTCGCCTTGGACGCTTCCAGAGTGACCGGCCTCACGTCATGACCCTGTTTACGCATCTTGTATGCATCAACTGGCTCCCACTTATTAAAGTGACGCCTTCGCCCGCACAGGGTCTTGATGTAGCCCCGGGACGATGCCAATTGAGTGCACTTCTCGGCGATCTCCTTCACGAATGGAACGCACTCGTCGAAATTCTTGAGGATCTTCTCACACTCGTCGATGGGCTTGTTGAGCGTGTAGGATAGTTTCTCCTTGCCCATGCCATAGCACCGTCCCAGATACATATCCTTGGCCGTGCGCCTGTTGATTCCTGCGGCATCCATCATGAACTTGTAGAAGTCCATGTTGGGATCACTCTTGTATGCTATGGCCGCGAGGTTCGCCCCGGTGTATCCGCACACGTTCGCGAAGTGCGTGAGTATGCGAGGCTCCTGCTGAGAGTAGTCGAACTTTCCCCACATACTAGAGTCTGAGATGAACAGGGACCTAATGCGCTGACCCCACGGACTTGGCTTGCCGTTCCTCTTATTGATGGCTGGGATCTGCTGCATGTTAGGATTGCTGCACGCGAGTCTCCCGCTGCGTGTCCCGCCATCCTCAGATGCGAGCTGAATCCAATTCGGGTGGATGCGACCACAGATAGCATTCTTCAGGACCCAGTCATTCACGAACGTGCATATCCTGTTGATTTCTCGCACCTCGTGGATCATGTTCATCGCATCATCAGTGAACTCCTCAAGCCACTTACCTGCGAATGATGGGTTCCCGAGCAGTGTCCTGGGCACGTTTATTCCACGGTCCCTGCACAATCCCTCTATTTGCTTGCCTGACCACGCGTCTATTGGCCTGCCAGCCAACTTGTTGAGCTCAGTCTGTGCCACAGCTTCTGCGTCGCGCAGGTCTGCTGATAGTTTCTCAGCTCCACTCATGTCCACTGGTATTCCTAAGTGCCTCATCTCGTGCAGCACTGGTATCATCTCGCACTCGAGCGTCAGTACCTGCTCAAGATTCTCAGACTTGACGACCTTCAGTTGCTCTCGCAGAATCCTCAATGGGGCGATGGCATCGAACTCAGCGTATGGTCCAACGTACCTGGATGGTAATTTCCACAATCCGCCCTTGACATCCACTCCGTACGCGTCCGCGGCGCTCTTAAGTAAGGACTCGTCCTTGCCATTCCCCAGATACTTGTGGCAAATCGCGTCTAATGAATACCCAGCGTCAGATTCCTCATCAATTAGTGACTCCACGACCTGCACGTCCATGAATTTTCCATGGGCCCTTATCCCCAGTGATCTTAGTGCCTCCAAGTCATATGATATGTTGGCAGCCACTGTCGTTCTCTCGTCATGCGATAGGACATCGGTGATGAATGAGATGACATTACTCTCATCTAAATTACCCCCGCCTAGGTGCCTTATTGGGAAATACCATCCCTCGTCACGTACTGCGAGCGATATGCCCACTACTTCCGCGTCCTTCCTGATGAATCCAGGACCTCTGGTGGTCAGGGATGGGTCCCTGGTCTCAACATCCACGCAGATGGTCTCCTTAGGACCTATCTTGGGGAAATTGGTGGGAGGTTTCCAGTCTGAGTTTGGCTGGAATCCTGGGAGGAGCTCGTTGAGCCCTCCGCTGTTGTCTCTTTTACGCATGACATCCTGGTTCTAATCTCGTGCTTTCGATCCTTATCTTCCCTGATGGTTAGTCGTTCCTGGAGAGTCATCTCATCGTGGACTATGACATGTGCCTCATTCCACTTCTTGAGTCTCTTCTCGTCCCACTGACCTGATCGCCTCCCAACGATGTCGTGGGAGTTCGTCAGTATGAAGTGCCTGGCCTCAGAGAGGGTCATGGCTGAGCTCCTCCATGAACTGCGTGTTCTTCGCGCCCCATGCCTCATCCCTAATGCACTCAAGCTCCGCTATCAAGTGTCCTGGAGACTTGAGCTGTGGCCACCAGTCGGTACTACAAAGAAGATAATTTGGCTTGTCTTGTGCTATGAGTGCGTCTACCTTCTCCACGTCGGTCTCATAGATGTGCTGTGACCCAGCGAAGATCGTCAATTCCCCGAGATGCTTTGGCCTCACTTCAAGCGAGAGTCCTACGTACATCGCGATCATTGAGAATGAGAACACATCATATGGCCACCCGAGCCACGAATCTGACGACCTCATCGTGACCATGCACTCCAGTATGTCATCCCTGATCATGAATTGCATGGTGAGCGTGCACGGGGGATCATCCCACCTCGGATTTTCCCTCCAGGTGGATAGCACGGATCTCCTCGTCGCGCGGTCCTTGTTCAGGGACTCAATGACGTACGCGAGCTGGTCCACTATCTTTGGACCATATGCCCACGTGATGATCCCGCCCTTGGCATACTTGTCGTAGCACTTGATGTGCTTGGCGAGGACGTCAGATCTATTATTCCCAGTAAGATACCACACGGCCTCAGCTGCGGCGAACCCATAATTCAGGGCCCTGTCGTGCAGAGTGACGAGCGGGGACCACATCGGGACCCTGGTGACGTGGCCGAGCAATTCACGACACATCTTGCCATCAGGAGTTGAGTTGACTCCCCTGAGCATCACGTCCCTCAGGAGGTGCAGAAATTCGTTGTTCGCACTCATAGTATATCGCTGGAATTAGCTTATTCGTTATCCACTCATCCATGTTCTTGCCGTCATCCTCAAGCACGTAATCCACGACCTTGACCCTCTTCGCCATCCTCATGGCTAAGAACATCGTGCGGTACTCAGCCCCAATCATGGAAAATTCCTGTTCCGTATATTTGCGATCACCGCAATGATTCTCCAGGGACTTAGTCTGCGCCTGATATGAGTGCTCTGACTTACAGTGCACGTATACTGGGTCGATCTTCTCCATCACGGACACGATACTGTTGAAGTTGTAGTGTCGTTCAGTCACGTGCGACCTGAGGATCCTCCCATAGCACCATTCGGATGGCCAGTGCCTGTCAAGCACCACGCTCACTCCATTATTGCAGGTGACTAGGGCGTGCTCGAGTATGCTCTTGTGATACGCCATCATTCCTAGGTGCAGTGACTTGGACCCAGACGCGTGGAAGTATGATGCCCTGAGTCTGTCAGCCATGTGTCGGGCGAGCGTGGTCTTTCCCGTGCAGTCTAGTCCCTCGACTATGAAGATCGTGGGGATCACGCGAGGTCCTTGAGGTCTGGGGCGATCCAGTTCGCTGGCTTCACCACGTCAATTTTCGCGCCATACTTCCCAGGATTTTCCTTGGAGGAAAGAACTTTTCTCATGTTGGCATCGTGCACTCGTCGCCATCCCTCATTGAAGTTCCACCCATGCAAGTGTATCGTCCCAAGCGCGATGTAGATCAGGTCGATCAGCGCGTCGAACATCTCGGCCCGAGTGGTGGCATCCATGTATTCAGTGAACTCCTCTTCCAGGCGCGCCTGCCTGAAGAATAGATCTGCCGATGGGAGGTCCCGTGGTGGACCAGAGTAGTTGATCTTGAACTTCTCGTGGAAGTCACACACATCGTCGAAGATGGTTCGCTCGGGAAATTCATTCTTAAGCAGGAGGGCGAGTCCACAAGCGATTAATCCAGTATCACTCAAGTCTTTAGGATCATAACTTAGTGCCTCTTTAAGTTTCTCACGAAGTAACTTCTCATTCTCGCTCATGACTTCACCATGCTTTCCAGCCTCGTCGACAGTGCGAGAGCCGTCCTGAGTGCCTCCTGCAATGTCGAGAAGTCTATCATGTGCGCTTGTTTCTCACTTAGCGGAATCAACTTCACCGCTATGAATACTTGCTCGTTGAGCATGCTTAATGTTTCTTGCTTCTCAGTCATAATTCCATCTCCGTCCAGAGCGCCGATGACGACCACGGGCGCTCAATTTCGTGGATCTTGGGAAACTTTGGAGTATATGCACTATCTATGGGATCGTGCTTCCTCAGCTCCCACAGGCAGTTCCTGCTATTGGCTGGGAACAGCGGGGCGAAGATGCACGACAAAAAGTTCGAGTCGTAATGTCCCCTCAGCGCGTCGAACAGGTGGTTCAGGTCTCCCCAAGGAGTGTTCCTCAATAAGTGCTGGTAGTCCCGTATCGACGCAAATGTCCCGCTGACCCTCACTATGTCGAACCCACGCCTCTCGAACAAGGACCCGAGGGACTGGTAGAGCATCTCGTTCACGTGATTGTCCGCGCAATCCACTCGATTCCAACACGGGGTTGAGAAGTAGAACTCAGCATCGTCCGTTGCCAGGGACTTGACGTGTTCTAGCATCGCGATCATCATCCTGGGCTCAACGTGCTCTAGCACCTCGAAGCACGTCACGAAGTTGGGCTTAAGCTTCTCATCGCATCCTGGGGCAGTGAGGTCCAGGGTCCCTATTTCCAGTATGTTCGTCCTCTCCCACACCTTGTGCCTGAAGTGTCGCGCATTGCTGAGAATGTCAGAGTCCTCGTCATTGATGGGACCCGCATCCACGCCAAAATACATCAGCGGGGCGATCCTGGACGTATACATGAGCTTAGCCAGCGGGAGCTCCCTGCCACAGCCCACGTCCAGAACTACGGCGGTCTTGTAGGTGCCCTGCTGAAAGAGTCGCTTCACCACGTGAGTCCACCTGAGGCAGTGCGCGATATAGTCCCTGTGGATGAACATGCGATCCTCGGCCTGGTCGAGTGACAAGAACGTGGTGTCCAGGGACTTGCCTCGGGCATTCATAATAGTCCGTTGTTGGTGGTCCTCGCGTGCACCCAGCACCTCACCCGATGGGCGAATGCATTGAGGTCGTCCTGGGTCCGGTACCTCGCATTGGGGTGGTGACATGAGAAGGCATCTGGATCAATCAAGTGAACTGCCTTACGCGCAACTCCACCAATCCCGATGATTAGGTCTGGCTGAATATTCTTAATGATCTTCTTGACGTGACTCATGTCAGCATCAACAGCTCCTGACATAGGATTCACGTTATCCCAGTGGATCTGATCAAACATGTCACCGAATGCTTGGGCCAGTCGTCGTCCTGACATTGACTGCCTCATCACCATCCTATGGTATTCTTGATCTTGGGCGTATAGCGATATGTCCAGATCGACTGCCCTCGATGGAGACAGCATGAATGCGACTATTTTCAGGTCACTCACGGATTAGTCCGTTAGCGCGGTATGTCCGCGCTCACGCTTTGGCTTCCACCCGGTTTTACGCATCGTCCCATAGATGTATGCGGCGCGATGCTTACCCTTCAGGTGCTTCTTGTTGGCTTCGGCCTCTAATTGATGCTCAAGTTTCGCTGGCATATTGACATCATACTAAGCATAATAATTCCCGTACACTTGAAAATTCTTTACCCGAGTATCTTATCCCTACACGCGGAGCACAGGCACGCGCACTCTGGGTCGTTGTCGTATAGCATCACGTCCCTCGCGGACATCACTTCTAAGCAGTGCTCACAGATGCACTCGTCATCGCCTGGACGATTCCCGGGGATGTCGGACGTCCTCACCCCGGGAGGCATGTTATAGTCTGATGGTGGGAGGTTGCTCATGACCACACTCCATCGTGGTATTCCTGCTTAAGCGATGACATGTTTCGACGAATGTAGTCAGCAACTTCACTCTTCCTGTCCAATCCATTCGTCCACAACCAATGGAGGTATTGTGCAGGAACATCCTGCATTGGCTCTCCCCTGTGCTTTCCAAATGGCATTGGGCTCAAATCATCTAATACATTCATAGGCATAACGCATCATTACGCAATTCATCTCAGTCATGCGGGAATAATAATTGTGTGTCTTCACTAGTCTTAATTTGTCCCGCAGACATGTCGGATGTGTCCCGAATTCCCACGAACGATGGGATCCTGGGCTTGTCCTTCGCCCCATGTGCCTGATAGCGGTACTTGACGAACTTACCGATGATGAGGGATCGATCTTCCCACCAAATATAGCGCTGGTCGGTCGTGAATCCTGTTCCGATCTTGAATGCCACGTTCGTGTGGATGTCTCGCACCAACAGAGCGCCGACGAGGGGTTGTTCCATCATCATGGCTCGTCGAGTCGATCGTTCCTGGTATCCCAGCTCATTGACCTCGGGCGTGTTCGCGTTGTGCATGAGCGGCTCCACTCCAAGGACCAGGGCCTCGGAATCTTCGAACCGCTTGATGGCCACGAGGTACGGGCGCCTGAATGAGGATCGAGACATCAGATACGGGGAGTCTGGCGGGCGTATCATCACGCCCTCGGCGCCATTGCCTAGGCACCACTCCTCATAGATCATCAACTCACCAATGGAACCTATGAGGACTGGAACAAGCTTATTGCAGAACGGTGGGAGGTCCAACTCCTTGAGATCGTCGATGCGGGACCCGTATGATCTCCTAGTCGCCAGCATCTTATTGTCCTGCGCCTCGAGTATATGCGCGTCGAACACGTGGTACGTGAATGCTGGGGTGCCGTGGATGGACATGATCCCGGAAGTGACCGCCTGGAAGGTGTCTCCGCACGTCAGCTCCCCGTCGAGCCACGGTGGACACTGGGCGACCATCCTGTCCACGTGCATGTTCGGCACTGGGCGCATCGATCGGGTCCGTGGGACGGACAGATACCCGGGCGGGGGAACCTCGTCTAGGGTGGTGATGCACCTGATCCCATCCACCTTGGGCGTGGCAAGGACGGGATACTGTATGCGAGATAGGAACTCGTCCATCGTCATGGACCGAGGGCACTTCAGGGCTAGCATTGGTCGCAGCATAAATTGTTGGGATTGGTGGTGATCAAACCATCAAGTCAAGTGATCAGCTTGACCTATGCAGAGCCCTCATCGGGCGGCATAGTCCCAGATCTCCCTCCGACTAAGGCTGGATGGTCATGGCCCTAGCAGGAAGGAGAGCTGGTGCTATGCCGCTGCCCGACCCCACTCGATCGCGCCGGCCTCGTGCAGGTCCTTCTGGTAATAGGACAGGATGCGCCCGAGCGGCTGTCGCGTGACAACCACCCCATCCATCTTCTGGACGAGCTCCGCTCGCGTGAGTCCCTTGGCGCCCGCCGCCTTCAGGATGTTCACGA